CATTCACTTCAAATATCTGAGCGTTAATTTCTTGTGACTGTTTTCTAATCTTTTTAATCGAACTCGTTTCAGGTTCTAACATTGCCTCAAGTTCTAACTGCTCATCAGGTGACATTTTTTGATCAACACCTAAATTACTCTCGATCTCGTCACGTCTAGTTTGAGCTTCGTCTAACCTCGATACAAAATCTTGAGACTCTGTTCTAATCTCTTTAGGGTTTTTTGAATCAGGATCAAGTTTTAAGTAATCACTAAATGTAGGTTCATCAACCATAATTCTTACAGCGTCACTTTCATTTATGCTTACAACTGTATTTAATTCATTAGCTGACTCTAGTACTTTAGGATCAATATATTTATTAAGTAGTGCTCCCTTTTCTGGAGTATCAGCAAACTCTTTCATATCTTCTATCGACATCATTACTTCTTGATCAACACCGATGAGAGACTTTATAAATTTATTAATCTCATTAGGAGCAAGCTTGTCTACTTTGGTAGATTTAATTGCAGCTACAGTTTCTGTTAAACTATTTTGCTTTTCTAATGTTTTATTATTCATTTCTTCAGTAGCTCTTTTCTTTTGAAGAACTCTTGTCATTTCTTGAGACTCATTTATATTAGTTTTGTTTCTCTTATAAGCTAATGCACCTGAAGCACCTTGAATAACCCCACCAGTTACACCACCTAATAAACCAGCTTTACCGACTTGTTGCCATGTCTCAAGATCAGTAACTGCGTTATTTATAGCATTAGTAAAACTAGCTTCACTCTCGTCCATTTTACCAAAGTTGACTCCGACAATTTGTACAAGTTCTTGAAAAGCTTCTTCAGTACCTTCACTTCCTACAGTAGTTGCTATCGATCCTAAAATTTGCATCTTAGCTAGAAGTGCCGGACTCTGAGATAAAGTTTTAGCTGCTGTCTTACTTGATATGAATTTTTTCATTAATGGATTTTTACTAGATAATATTTTACCTGATACACCTGCAGCAACACCACTTAAAATACCTACACCGTAAGAGACTTGCTTCATTCTCTCAGGTTCTAAATTAAGTGACTCACCTTGCTCATTAACTGCATTCTCAAGCTCACCATAAGTAGATGCTGAAGTCTCTTGAAAAGCATCCACGTAACTTGCTAGTGCAATACCACTTGTAAAACCTGCAGCAGCACCTGCACCTGCTCCGACAACTCTAGCTCCAGGAATGGGTACACCTAACGTAGCAAGACCACCGACACCTGCACCTGCAGCAGTAGCACCTGCAATGATACCTTTGTTCTCGTAATAACTTCTTGCCATGTCACCGACCGCTGAGAACACTTCAACTACAAATTGTTCACCTTCACCGTCGATACCGTAAGTTCTTTCTTGCATGTCCGACATTGTGATATTTAAATCATCGAGATATTCTTGATCAGTCTCGTCAAAGTCATCATTCATCTTACGTCTATATAATTCGTTTGCTTCTCTTCTTAAATTAGGAAGCTCAATAATTCTTTCGTCATAGTATTTAATTCTTTTTTCAATGAAGTTTAATTTGCTATAGTCATCCTTTACCAAAGCTGCATGTTGATCTGATTGAGCACCGAACTTTCTAGTATTTTCTTCAAGACTAGAAGGAACTCTATCTATTGATTCAAACTCAGGATCGAATGATTCTTTATTTTTACTGTATTGATCAGGACTCATTTCATAAAAGTTAGAACGGTCTATGTTCTTGGCAGCTTCAGCAGGTTCAACTGCGATATTAGCCTTTACAATTTTACGAAGGTTATCAGCACCTACATCAGGTTTAAGTTCAGTAGGTGCCTTTTCTGTGCTTTCTGGAGTTATTACTAGATCGTTCATTATTTCCTTTGATTTCTAACATAAGCTTTAAACTTCTCATCATTATTTCTAGGCATGTAACCTTGATCATCTCTGAATTTTTTCTTAAAGTTCAACCTTTCAGGACCACTTAATTGTAAATCTTCAGTAGCTTTTATTTTATCTTTTCTTCTCGGTGCAGGGTTAAATGCTCTTTCTTTAACTATCGATGTCACATAGTTACCTACAAAATCTTTAACTTCTTTATCATCCATGTTGGTACCATATTTTGATATATGATCCATCATCTTATTACGTGCTTCGATTAAAATTATCTGATCGTCTTCATCAAACTTATCGTATTTATTCTTAGTTATCAACTCGTTACTAAGCATTGAGTCTTGTAAGAATGAACCAGCTCTTTTATAGGTCGCTCTCTTCTCTCCAGCAGTTTCAATTCTTATGTTATTATAAAGACCTGTATATCTTCTTCTATCTTTATCATTCATTCCTGACAGCTTGCTTTGAAATTCTGCAGGTGTAATAGTTTCAATTTCCTCGTCCGTTTCACCAAAGAGTAAGTTCTGCATATTTACTTCAGCACTCGAAGTCGTAGTCTTAGGAGCAACGATCATCTCTTTAATATCTTGTTTACCTTTAGAGTCTAAGTTATCCCACGTCTGCTTAAACATTGGATCTTTTTCTAAATCAGCAATTCCATAATAAGGTGTAGAACTACCCATTCTCTCTATTACAGTATTTGCAAGTAGTTCATAATTTTGTTTCTTTTGTCTCTTATCCATACTCGTTCTTCGAGCATCCATAGAGTCTTTTATTTTTAATAATTCACTTTTAAGTTCAACACTTTTTACTTTTTCAATTTCATTTAATTGCTCATTCTCAGATAGATCTTGAAAACCACCCATCATTGAATAGGCCGTATCTTTTATGTCAACATCATTCATTTGTTTGGTGAGTTTAGCAGCAGCTACTGGTTCAATATAACCTTTATATTTCTCCATCATCTCTTTAGCTTCTTCACTACTTCCAGTGTCGAGAAGGACTTTAACAGAATTTGCAACACCTTTACTTAACTCTTTCGCAGCTCTTACTTGTGCTACTGGTGACAGTTTAACTTTAACTGTCTCACCCTTATCATTCTGATAGAAATGATTGTAACCACTCTTAGCGTCGTCAGGTAGTCTCTCAGCGGTACCGCTTTCCATAGCTCTTTTAGCTATTGTAGTTTTAATCTCAGACAGTCCAAGTTCAAAAGGGACGTAACTACCCTGATCACCTTTCTTAATGTAACCAGCACTCGTAGGAAGTGCATCACCTTTAAGAGAAAGTTGAGACTCGTATAAATTATTTTTATAAACTTCTTGTTGATAACCACGTTGCTTTAAAGTCTTAACTCTATTCTTAGCTTGGATACCGCCTAAGTTTCTTTCAATTCTAGTTCTTACAGCTTCACTAAGGTCCTTATGATTAGATAATAATGACTTAACTTTTTCATCTTCAGCTTTATCGAAATTACTATAAGCTTCAGTTGGATCACCTTGATTCTTTTTAATCTCTTCAAGATTTCCATTTAACCAAGGAGTATATTCTTGCTCTAATTTTGCTGTAACTTGATCAACTTGTTTATCTTGATATTGATCATGAACCGCATCGGCTTGACCTATAAGTTTACTTACACCTTGTGTTTGATTATCAATTAGATCAGTATTGGACCTAACCTGTGTATTAATCCTTACACCTTTAGTTGCTCCAGTTTGACCTGAGAATGATTTTAACTTTGGTACATTTATCGGCATGACTTATCCTTGTATTTCTTAAACACCATTTCTTCTAATATGATTACTGTAACCTGAAAGACCTGTAGAAGCACCTTGCATTAACCCTTGAGTTAAATGTTGCTTAGCTACTGCAGTCTCTCTAGCATAAGCGATACCAGCATTCATACGGTACTGACTAGCTTGTTGCTTAAAACCTGCAGCACCTTCTTCAGCTTGTTTCTCCATTTCCATTTTATTCATTTCACCAATAAAACGTGACTCACTCTGAATGTCTGCAGCACTACCATAATTAACATCAACGTCTGCTGCTGCTAAATTAGCTTGCTGCTCAGAAAGAGTCTGATCAATAACTTTTTGATAACGAGCTATTTCTCCAAACCCTTCAGTCTTAGCATTGTAAGCATCTAGCTCAGCGAACTCAGCGTTCATCTCACTTATCTTTCTATTTAATTTAGCGGACTCTTTCGCAGCTTCGGATTTAAAATAACCACCGACAACTTGAAGACCTGCCATTGCTACTTGTGCGTATGCCATTACCTATTACTCCTTGATAGAACTTCAATATCAGGAATGATTGACAATATCTCAAAGTGTAGAGGATCAACCTGTCTGATCGAAATTTCACCGTTGGACTCCCAACTACCTTTAAGAGTCTGTTCTATTCTTTTTGAAACTGGTGGCTTGTATCTGTTACCAATAAGCTCAGTTCCACTTGGTACATCGTACTGATCTAAATCTTCCATTCCTTCAACACTATTACCGTCAACTTGGTTTAGTTTTTGTTCAGGAAAATCATTACTAACATATAGTCCTCTAGTCTCATTAATTCTTATATACATTTTATTAATAGTTACTGACTCAATTAGTATTGGAGATTGTTCAACAGTACTAACGTTTAAAGTTTTAATGTCTGCAACTATTGGACGACCAACAATAATAATCGCTCCACGTTCATCATTAGGTAAAGTTATCTGACCTCCTGTCACAATAACCTCATCATATCTCTCAACATCATTGTAAGGAGAATTAACAACGTAGCCGTCTAAAAAGATTCCTACGTTTTCACCTTCTAAATGTTCAAGACCTGTTATCACTGTAAACGTTTTATACAATCTCAAATTAACTGACTGTCCACTAGGAAATTCAGCACTTGGTTCAACCACTACTTCATCGTCACTAGTTCTACTTATGACTGTTAGATCAACTGCAGTTTTATCATTGGGATCAAAGAACCTCATTATCGTTCCAACTTCTCCATAACTGTCTGAAGCGAACAAAGCTGAAGAACCACAATTTAATGTAAGTTGTCCTTCCCAATCATCTAAAGTCAATGGAGTTAATGTAAAACTATCACCACCTGTTAGACTATCATTTATTAATGTTGATGTAGTTTTTACAGCATCCATGAACGCATTTGAATTTAACTTATCAGCTTCAGGGTTTCCAACTGAGACATCTGCTGAAACATACCTTGGTAGTGTAACTTCTATATACCTATTACCGTTTTTATTAGTAACGAAAAAAGAAGCATCTGCAATGGCTGTACCTTCAACTTGCTCGACAGGATAAAACGAGTCATGTCTAGTCCAAGCTTTCATTTGCTGTTCATAATTATAAGTGTATGTTGCAAACTTACCATCTGAGAATGTAACAATTATAAGTGGCGTAATACCATCTTGGAATGACCAAGACTTGATTGTTTTTTGCTTAAAAAGATGAGCACTAAAAATAGATTGTTCTAGTACTTGGTAAGTTAAAATATCTTGAGAATAAATTAACTGCTTAACTTCATTTGTATTTTTATCTACAAAGAAAACCCCACCTGGAATTGAAAGTGGTGGTATCTCTTCTTTAATAACCCATGGTCCTTTTTTCTCAAGTGCAATATTTGTAGAACTTAAAGTTCCGACACTGATGAAGACACCTACAGTTGTAAAAACAATTAGACCATCATTTTCAATTATCCTAAGAACTGAAGCTTTACCTGTAGTTCCTGATTTAAATTTTAAAGATGAATCAGCATCGTAGGGATAGTCACGATAAAAGTTATTTTGAAATCCAGGACGAGAAGCTAAGATTGCTTCGTCATCATCTTCTATATTAGCAATTAATAATCTTTGTTGATAGACTGCACCTGTCTTAGGTTTCATATTAATTAAAGGTTGAGACTCTAAACCACTTACAGTAATTAAACCTTGAATACCATTTGTAAAATCTGCCAAAGAACCAAGATCAATAAACTTAGCTTTCAAAGCTCCAGAGCTATCAAAAAATGACGATGATGTACCTAACAAACCATAAGCACCACCACCACTAGGACGAGAGTAAATTCTTATTTCGTTATATAAATTAGCATTTGCAAAATCAGCATCTACAGTTACTGTAATAGTATTGGACTCTGTACTTGAATTTGGTTTATTAAAACTACCACTTGTATCTTCTACGCTCAAAGACTCTTGACCATTTCTCACTACAGTCACTAAATAATCTCTAGCGTAACCAGCAGGTGATCCAGTAGCAACTATTGATAAAGCAGTAGGAGCTTCAGGTACCTCGAACATGTCACTCGAAGTAGTAAAGACAGGTGTATCGTCATCGTAAAGAAGCTTCAACATCTCTTCACCTTCAAGAAAAGCATAGATGAATTTTCCTGCAGCTACAAAGTGTATTTGATCTAAATCACTCTCTAAAAAAGGATGATCTAAAGTAGCAACTAATGAAACTGAACCAGATGAGAAGTCGTAAATTCTTACGTACTCATCACCCCATTCAGTAATAATAGAAGAGTTCGGTGGTGAAAATAATTTAATCTGTTCACCGTCATTTTTAGCTTTAATAAAATGTGCTCTTGAGAATCGAGATAGAACTCCACCTGTCTTTCCAACAATAACATTTCGTGCCGTAGCTAAACCGTTTTTAAATTTCTCAAGTGTAACTCTATCGTGCAGTATCGGATCTAGTTCACCTGAAGAAAATGATAATTGATATTTTATTGCCATCTATTCTAGCCTCGCAGCTACGAACTCTGAACGTTGATCATCAGCTTCATAGTTAAAGTTTTCACGAGCATCATATTCTTGAGACTCTAATTTAAAAGAGTCATACATTACTTCTAGCTTCTCTCTAAGTCTCTGAGCACCTTTACCAACGATAAGTGGTGCTGACAATGAAGCAAGCTTATAAGCGACTGCCATACCTGCCATTGGACTTAGAGCTACCAAAGGAATGTCATTCGTCATACACTCACCTATAGCACTTACTTCATTTGTGAAGATTGCTTTTTGACCATTATAAATTCCAGTTCTTTTCGATATATGAGTCATCTTGTTATCAGTTATTGCACAAGACTCAATCCTTCTAAGAAATACACACTTACTTGGATATTTATAAACATAAGTCCAACGTTGATTTTCTTCGCTTGTTAAAACCTTAAGAAGCTCTAGTGGTACTGGAGTTGATAATGAATCTAAATCTAAATCTTGAAGTGTTGACTCAAGAGCGATATCCCAATGAGTGTTAAAAACTCTAACCTCATTGGACTTATCGGTATCAACATTTGAAATCTCTTTAGCAAGGAGTAAAGCCGAAAGAGCTAAATTATAAATCTTTGTTTGCGAGAACGACATTCATTCCACCTTTCTTATTTAAAGGCGAATGATTATTTCTTCGCCTTTTTATCTTTAATAAATTGTATACGTTTCTTTTCAATTATTGGATCAACACAGCTCATCCATTCAGCAACCTCTTCAAAAGATCTAATAATAAAAGATTGACCTTCAGAAATTCTAGTCTGGTTATAAAAACCCTTTCTAGTTGCAACAACCTTTATACCTGATTGTGACATATTTGCTACTGTTACGACACTATCATTTTTCTCAGGATCGTTTAATTGTGGCTTTTCTAAAACTAATTCGTTTGTGATTTTTTCTTCTTCTTCCTTGGCACCTAAAAGATTTTCTTCTAAGTCAGGAGTTTTAACTGGAGCTGGTGCCATAGTTGGCATGTCGTTTGATTTTTTCTCTGAGTTCATTCTACACCTTCTTCATGAGTGAAAGCAGGGTAGATTTTAAATACCCTGCTTTATTATTTAAATACTTTTAAAAATTAAACTATTGCTTCGTTAACTTTCGGAAACGATTTGTACTTAGCAATCTCATCTTGTGGTACAAGGTAAGCGTCTAACTCAACAGTAGTTGTCCCACCAGTGATAGTACATCTAAGACCTAAGTATTGCTTGTTCATAACACCTTGAGGGATCGGAAGTTCTACTTCGTCACCTAGCGTAAGATTAGCTGCTAATACACTTACACTTCCAAGTACGTCTGGAGAACTCAAGTCAGCGTTTGCTGATTGAATAACTTCAAATACACTTGTCGAACCTGCACCTGCAGCGACAGTTGGAAGTATTAATATAGCCATTCTACGACCGATACTAATATCTTGAGCTGCTGTTTGCTTCTTGTAAGAGTTAGTCGAAACTGTAGCTGTACCTGTAAAGGCTTGCTTGTTCGATAATTGGTTTTCTACATCAAATCTCATATTTCCTCCGAAATTAAGTTTTTTTAAAAACGCAAGCTGTAGCTTACGCTACAACTCTTGATTCACTGTTTAATAGTGCGTCCATTCTTCTGATCGGATCACCAAGGAACATAAGAATTTGCTTACCTTGAAAGTTTTCAAAAGTAAGACCTGCACCAGCACCAACTTTCGTAAGAGCTTGTTTGTGAAGGTGAGCTTCAATTGTTCTATTCATATACCAACAACCTTTACCATTGTTAAGGTCATCAATTTTATAGTTAGCTGAGATCATAAGATCGATAATGTCAGCAGCATCTGTACCACTTACGAGGTTCGATACGTCGATATTTGCGATTCTTACAGCTTGTCTATAATCTTTTACAACTAGACCGTGATCTGTCATAAAATCTTCTTCGTAACCCCAGAATGTACCTGCGTTACCTTGCTCATCTTTACCGTGAATTTGAACAAGTGATCCACCTTTAGAGTGATCATTTCTTGAAAGACCTGCTTCAGTTCCTTTTGGATATACACCAAAGATTGATCTTTCTCCCCAATGAACTTTAAGAACTGAACAGTTATCTGAACCAGTTCCACCACCATCAACAATTTGTTTGGCAGTTTCTTCACTAGAATTTAAACTTGAGTAAATATCAAAAAACCCTGCACTCTTACGATTAGCAGTAGATGGTGATCCGTAAATCATCAATGCTGCTAATTCTTGTGAGTGAGCTTGTAAGTGACCTTGTGCTTGGTTCCAACGGTTATAAGCGATACGGTCAGTACCACCACGTTGTGCAACTGCTTTATCAATTTGAGATTTCGACTCAAAGTGAGAAGCTGTAAAAGTTCTTTCTTCAATAGTACTTTTACTTGCTGGAATAGGTTGGTTAGCTTTACGGTAGTAAACATCTGGTAGAGCTGAACGAATGTCTTCTTTGTGAATCGTACCTTCGTTCATTTCCTGGTAAGGAATGTCATTCAACATTGGGTTATGTTGAACTAGAACTTCAGCTACTTTTCCAATTTGTTTGTTTTTGCTTTTTGCAACGTCTGCAAGAGTTACAAGATTAGCACCTAAAGCTGCCATTTAAAACCTCCACGATTTCGTTTATTCATATAATTCTTCTAAAAAATTTCCAGAGTCTTTTTTAACTGGTGTACTCGGACCACCACCTACTAATTTTGATTTTGGATTTAGTATTCTATCCATATTTAAAAGATCCCTCATGATGTAAGGAGGTAACATACCATCCTTTTCTTTTAGCATCTTTTTTGTATTTACCATAACATTGTCTAATACCTTGTTTACTCGGTCAACACTTTTCATAAAATCTTCACCGTTTTGTCCAGAAAAGTCAACATCATCTTGTAATTCATTATGCCACGAAGTGCGTTGCTCAAGTTTAGCACTCTCATTTGCAGTAGCATTTGACTGATCTTGAGACTTAGCATAGTCCATATAAGCTTGCACTTGTTCTTTGGTAAACTTATTATCTAGTGCTAATTTTGTAATACCTTCGGTATCGTAACCTTCACCAAGAGACTTAACCATTTCAGTAACATCTTCTTTTAAGAGTTCTTCAGGTGGTTTTTCATCGTCTTTTTTATCTTCATCTGTTGGTTCGTCAGGTTTCTTTTCTGTTGGTTTTGGGATTTCTTTTTCATATCCTGTAGAAGGATCAATAGGCTTTTCTTCTTCGACAGGTTTTTTATCTTCAGTTGTTGGTTCATCATTTTTCTTCTCTTCTTCAGTCTTAACTAAATCAGATTTTTCTTCTAGTTTAGTTTCGTGAGAATAACCATAGTCATCAGTTGACTTCTCTTCAACTACAGGTGTTGTAGCAGGTGCTGGAATTTCAGTATTAGTTGGTGCGACGTAACCAGTATCACTCGACGGTGCCGTAGTCGTTGGTGTCGGTATTGAGTTTGTATTGTTCACAGAGGTCGTCATATTTTTCCCTTTCTATCTTTGATAGTAACAAAGCCGCTTCTTCAAAATCAGCTTCACAAATAAGTTTATAAATTGAATTTCCAGCTCGTAAAAAACCTAAGTAATTATGTAGCGGAAATCCTTCTAATCCTTCTTCAGGAACGGTACCAACATCTAAACTCTTCATAAGATATTTAAAAAATTGTTTACCTTCCTTCATCTTCAAAAGAACTCCAATTGCAAGTAAAACATCTCTATGTTCTAACTGCTCTTTTAATTCTTGTTGTTGCTCGTACTCAGCGTGTGTTGTCATAACCTCCCTTATTGTCCTTGTGCTTTAGCTGATGCCATATCTTTAGCGGCTTTTGCCATAGCTGGAACTGTCTCTTGTAGTTGTTGTTGTCTTTGAGCTGCTTGTTGAGCTTGTTGTCTTTCAGCTTCAACTTTATCTTGAGGATTATTAAGTCCTGCAGGAAGATATAAACGATCTTCATAAAGATCCGCAAGTTTGTCAGTATTAATCTTTTGTAAAATACTCGGATCAATTTGTCCAACACTACTTATCATCTGAACATATCTATCGATAGCTGGAAGGTCAGCTGCTTTTTGAGCTTGAGCAAATATTGAAACAAACTCAGGCTTTAATGCTTGACCTTGCAATCCTTCTGGAGGTGGACGTAAATGCTCATCTTCATATAGAGTGTAATCCATTACCCATTCTAAAACAGGAACGTTATATGTCTCATTTAAACTCTGAAGATTTGGTCCAATTATTCTTTGCTGTTCTTCAACGATTGCATCTGTTTCTCTAGCTGTTCTCGTCTTTGGATTCTTACTTAAGTATAATAAATAATCTGCGAAATATAATTTATCAACCATACCTCTAAGATCACCAACATCTTGAATCAAAGTTCCGATAGCTGGATTTACTTGAAAGATAGGTTCAAGTTTTTGTTTAAGTCCTGCTGACCTCGAATCAATTGGAACGAAAGTATTTGGTGCATGAGAGATATAACTTTTTCTCAAACTCGCTGGACCTTGTAGAGCTGGTTTTAATATTTGCTCAATTGCTTGATCTTTACTTATAGCTTTTTTATTCAATGATTTTATAAGACCAAGAGCATCGAGAGTTGGACCTTTTTCACCATATGCAGCTTCGTTAGTTGACTTACCTACAATAAAAGGTTTTCTCTTTGTTTGATGAACTTCTAAGAATACATCATCATCCCTCATTGATCCACTGTAACCAAACTCTTGACCATCTTGCCAGTGATGACCGCGACTCCCACCACTTCCAATTTCATAACTCAAACTAACCCATGGTCTATTTTTGTGAATTACATTTGTCTTAGGATCGAAGTATGGATTTCTTTTAACTACATGAACGATGTCTACCATTTGAGCGTAGTTACCATCTTCATACATTTTTCTAACACCGTGAGAGATATTAGACCACGGACCTTTATCACCATGTTTCTTACCATAACTTTCGACAAGTGATTTTACATTAAGAGAAAATTCTCTAACTAAAATATCAGCTTCACCGTAGCTATCATTTAAAACGTAATAAGATCCAGGCATCAAAGTATGAACGTGAAAACCTTTGTCCAATTCTTCCATGTAATGAGCACCAGTGTTGACAACTCCATAATCATAATAAAAGTTACCAGCTTGATGATAAAAATTTGATGATCCTAAATTCTTTAAAGTTCTCTCAGTGTAATGTTGTAACCATGCTTTATTTTCATCGTTATCATTCCTCTCAGAGTCCTTGGTACCAACTCGATACCAAGGACGAGAAGAAGAAGTGTTACCCTCAAGAAAACCTGCCACGAACGACCGTAAGGCAAGAACATGTGTTGGATCTACTATATGTTGATTTTTTCTTTGTCCTTCAGTTTGACTTAATATCCATGTAGACCTATGAGGTAATGCCCACCTTAAAGTGTCACACCAAGTTGTACGAAAGTTATCAAAACCTTGTTTCGCTTGGTACCTTAAAAATTCACATGTCTGTTTTGAATATTCCATTTATAGTCCTAAGAAATCTTGTTCGTCGGTTCCAAGTTTAGAATTAGTAGCAGCTAGTGCACCACCTCCACCATTAGAACTTTTATTACTAGAAGTTCTTCCAGCTCCAGATTTTCTTGAACTTGCAGCTAATCTCGAAGCACTCATTTGATCTCTAGCAGTTCTAGCTTTTGCTTCTTGTTGAGCTTTTAATGCAGTCTTTTTAGCATCGTCAAATTGTTTTGCTGCCATTTTATTTGCTTCTTCAGCAGCAGTTGCTCCAGTTACATCTTTTATTGCATTAGTTGTTACACCTTCTTTAAGTGTACCATTCTGAGCATCAAAACCGACAAAACCGCCAGTAGTTGCCTGAACTCCAGCATTAGCTACTTCACCGACTATATTTCCTAATTCTCCGATTGGATCATTGAATACTTTTTCTACGTCGTTTTTACACATACAAGCTCCTAAGTGTCTAATCTTCTAGAATAGTCGATATTCATCTTCTCATATCCTAATCTTTCTAACATTTTACCATAATCTTTCTTTACTTTAACATGATGATATACTACTTGAACACCTTCTTCTTTTAATTGTTCATCACACCAAGAGATAAAGTCAAGTCCCTGACCTCTAAAGTCAGGATGAATAAATATATTAGACATAGAAGCTTGCAAAGATAAAGAATATTCTATAGAATACCCGACGAAATATATACCGTAACCAATTAATTGTCCTGAGACTCTCACTGTGTAGAATCTAAGAGCGCCATTTTTTTCAACATTTATAAGTTTATTCCAGTTGACTTTTAATTCTATGTCATCGTAAGGAGCTACTTCATCATAATGAAGAATTGATAATTCTTTTAATTCTTCTACATTATCTTCAAATTTTTCAACCGTATAAATCATCATCATCCTCATAGCTAATTTCATGATCGGGCATAATCATAGCTCTATCACCAATATTGTCTTTTTTATATTCGTCTTGAAAATCTAATTCATTCTCAGGAAGTCTATCAATAATGTCATAAGCAAAACATAGTACCGCACCATCGGCAACATCGGGAGACTTACCGACACGAGATTTAATATCAGCTTTTGGTTCAGCTAATTTTTGATGAGTAACTTTATGTCTTGTACCTTTGGTCCAACACAATTGTTTTCTAACATCATCAATCCAAGCTTCATCTTTAACGTCAAGTACACCGCCATTCATTAATGCTTTTTGCTGATGGTAATACATCATTGCTCTAATATTTTTATATTCACTTTTACTTGGATCAGGATTATCAGTTGGACTTTGAGCGAATGAAATTAAAACCCAATGATATTTTTGAGCATTCATTGCTAAAGTATAAACTGCAGTACCTTCACCTTGATCGATATGAACCGCATCTGCTTTTAACTTTCGTTCCCAATAACATAATTTGTTATATGTAAGTTGGTGAGTGTCACCATTTTCTTTTTTAAGTTTATATTTTTCAAGCATACATTGGTAATGACCTTGCTTATACCAAATACAAGTTTCATCCCCACCTGTCCACGCAGGGTCACAAGTAAGAATAACTGGAAAGTGTTTTACACTATCAAGATCAAAAGTTTTTCTACGAGCAAGTGCAGCTTCTACAGTTTCAATTTTTATAATAGAATCTTTCGCTGACTTTCTTGGTAGACCTCTAACACGAACTCGGAAGTCGTCATTATCTTCGTCACCACCAGCTTCGATTAACCATGCGTTGACTTGATCAGGATCAATATGTTTTAAACTTCTCGTATCAATTCTTACAGCATTATATAATGGAGAACTCATGTTTTGTTCAAACTTACTTTCAGGATCATCGGAGTTACCAAAAGCCATCATGAGTTTTACTGTCTCAGTCTCTGTAAATGCACCTGAAGCATATTGCCATATAATAGCTGGAATACCTGGAGCTTCTTCAAATGTATAAGAAACTGCACCACCTTTAT